TGAGTGTATCAAGATAGAATGGAGTACATGCGTTCTCAATCACTTCCAACATCTTCGGACTCCTCTACTTCTTCTGATTGACCATACTTAAATTCTTTGGCAGCTGCATCATCCAACTTCTTCATGATATCTTCAGTGAAATAAGTATTAGGATCAGCAAGTATAGACTTACCAAACTGCTTACTACCATCAGGCATTTCGTATCGTGTGGACACCTTCTTGAATACACCATACTTCTCAGCCAGTTCCAACAGACCATAGTAACGATCTAGTCCCTTGTCATACGTGAGTCGTACATCAACCATCTTGTTCTCTATAGTCAATCGTGACTTGTGGTTCTTACAGTGAATGATGTTACCAACAACCTCAGTACCGTCCTTCTCTTTCTTCTTGGAAAGATACACGATAGACGATGCGGCATACTTGAGTCCAGAACCACCACCCATCTCTTTAGTGGAGAATAGACCCATGCTCTCGTATGTGTGGTTGGTGACAACCATAGGAACCTTTGCCCTACCTAGTTTTAGAGTGAGTACCCTAAATGCAGCCTTGAGTACTTGGGCACGTGTCATGTCACGTGTCTCTTTACCATCAGAAGTATCTTCTATCTCTTTTGTGGTTGATAACATACCAAGTGAGTCAAGACACAGAAACAGAGGTTTACGTTCTGATTCATCCTGTGCAAGATAGGAGTCTAGTATCTGTAGTGTTTGATGACGAAACTCTTGGACTGTGGTAACAGGCATCACAATCAATCTTTGAGCATCAATACCACGATCCTCAATCATGCTCTTTGTGATAGCACTTTCTGATTCGAAATATATCACGCCTGCATCAGGGTCTTTGTCTAGAAAGTTCTTGACTATACCCATCAGGAAGTATGTCTTACCTGTTGCACTCTCGCCTGCAATAGCAGTAATTTTGTTTGATGGCATCCCACCATAAACAGAACCACTCAATAGTGCATTGAAGATATAGGAACCAGTGTCAATAAACGTATCTACATCTCCAGCCTCCACACCATCACTCGCAAGTGATGCGTATTCATTATCAATCTCTTTCATTATTTTATTTAGAAAATCAGTCATATTTACTCCTTCATATTTTCCGTGGGGGCATACTGGAAATGTTACCCTTCCAACAAAATCCTTCTGTGGCTCGATAGTTCCACATTATAATTGGTAATAGTTCTTTGCATGTACCCATAGACATTGCACCATATGTATTCTGTACATCTATCGTTACTGCTGAACCTAGTATTTGCATTGTTATAAGAATTACAATCATGACTTATCAACTTTTTGCAAATAATCATAACACTCATCATAAGAATTAACTGTAGTGCCAAATTTCTTATTCTTTTCTTTTGCAGCTTTAAATTCATGAAATGTGTAGTAAGTGGCAAAAATGAATAGAATGTGACCGATAACCAATCCACCCCACCCATATGACATTGAGCTCACTGTTTCAAATGTCCACACGGTGAACACTGTTGACCACATCGTAGATAGTGTGATCAATAGGTTCATACGAACAGACTTTGGTACAGATCGAAGATCGTTACTTTTGTCATCAAACAGAATAGAACCAGCATCAAACATCTTCCAACTGACCTCACTCCACATAAATCTATAATCAATCATACCTTGAACCCACCAAAATTTGTATTATCAAATACTGGTTCACTAAACGCCTCTGGTACATCGCCGGATTGATTTGCATCCTGTAGTGTGTCCTGTTCACTTAACTTAACATCAAAGAGCCGCATCTTTGCACGATCAATACCAATCACAAATCTTTTATTTACAGTAGGATCATTATACCGATTCTTCAACTGTTTAACTGCGATCTGATTTAGAGCATCAAGCTCTTCGTTACTAATGAGCGCAAACATGAGGTCAGCCGTAGCAGGCAGACCAAAACTCTCACTCGTATCTTCAAGGCCAACGTCACTATTTGAAAATCCTGATCGAGTGGTCTGTGTTGCAGACATAATCGGGACGTTTGTCTCAACAGCGAGCCCCCTAAGTTCCTCTGCAATCGACTTAACCATAGTATATGAGTTGACATTAGTGACTCCCTTAATTCTAGATGACGTACATATATTCAGATAGTCGATGAATATGATATCTGGTTTGAAACTCTTCTTGATTGCAAGTTCCTTGATCAGTCCACGAAAATGATTAGAGTGAGCTGATGCAGTAGGATATTCTTTGACAATGAGTTGTCCAGTGGTATTCTTGATGATCTTATCTATCTTACGTTCAAACATCTGTTTAGGTAGATCATGCAAGTCCTCCATAGAAACATTCATCAGATTCGCATCGATACGTTCTGCAATGCGTTCCTCTGCCATCTCTAGTGTGATATAAAGTACATTCTTACCTTGATTCATACAGTTAGCAGCAACATGACACATGAACAGCGACTTACCGACACCTGTACCAGCAAGTGCAATGTTCAGAGTCTTAGGTGGTAGTCCACCCTTGGTTATCTTGTTAAAGAACTCCAGATCAAATGGTATCTTCTCTTCTATGGTATGGTAATATTCAAATCGCTCTGCGCTGTCAAGTAAATAATCATGGCCCACCCTATTATCAAAACCCACAGCCAGGGCATCTGTGAGGATGCTCGGAATAGCATCTGCACCTCTATTTTTGTCTTTTCCATCAATGATGGAAATACCTTCAACAATTGCATTATATACTGCCTTATCTTTACAGAATTTCTCTGTCGTTTCAATTAACCATTCTGCATTAACCTCAGTGTCTACAGATAGTTCCTTCACGACTGTTAACACCCTCTTGATGTCATCCTCATTGAGATCACGCCGTGTATCAATCTCAATCTCCAATGTATCCTTTGTGGGGAGCGCATTGTATTTCTCTACGAACTTTTGTATCTCTTCAAAGACAGTGCGTTCTGTCCTGTCACCAAAATACACACTCTTCATATGAGGCATCACCTTACGTGCATAGTCCTCATTAGTAAGTAGTTGGCCTAGCGTTGTTCGTTCAATGGTTTGTGTCATAGATTGCCTTCCGTAATCTGGGATAATTATAGCCCGTAATTATCAAATCAGTTATATTCTTTTGTCCTATTTCACTAGGATGTACATTGGCCACATTAATAAAGTTCTCTTCACCCATGTCATATAACTTACTCGCACAAGAGAAACCATCTAGGGGTTTCCACATTGGCCACCCGATAAAGTCTGATGGATCAAACATTTCATAATACTGACTTTTGAGTAGAGACTTGCAGAATTTATTCTCATACTCGCTCCTGCATGGTGGCATACCCATGACCATGCGATATGGTATATTTAGATTTTCCAATATGCTCTGTGCATTGTAGAAGATTCTAAGTGATCTGTTCAACATTGCATCCATAGATATAAGACTGTTCTTATTCAACACCTCTTGTACCTCTAGTTGTTTCTTCCTGTGCTGATCATTTTTTGACCCAGCAGTAATGTTGATCTTGAACCAATCTTTCTTAGTAGATATGATACCTGTTTTTAAATACTGTTCGAATCCTATTCGCATAAACTCTGACCACATGATGACAACAAGGCCCACATCTTTAGGTTTGTTAGACATTACATCAGTAAATATACTACCTATGATATCGTTACCTATACCCAATGATGAGTGGTTCTCTAGTTTCATACCAAGATGTTCTGCAAGCAAAGTGGGCCAGAATGAAAATGGTTCTGTAAATTTGCCATCATTATCTCTAAGAGAATCTTTTAGTGTAGGGTCTTTCATAGTAGCAGTTATATAACTCTCATCTGTATAGCTGCACCCGAATGTCAATAGTTTTTTCATGTATTCTTCCTTGCGAGAAATGTGAAAAACCCTGGCCAATATGTGTCATTACTTAAATGCTCTGCCCCTACTTGATATAGGGACTCCTCATCCTCTGGTACATCACTTGTCACTAGAGTCATATCACACTCTTCAAGCACCTGTACCATCTCTTTCATTGTATGTTGTGATTCATGTGGATGTAGCACTTGATCTCTAAACCATGAACGTGCATGTGTTTCATCATCAAACCTTGAATCCAGTTCACGATATCTTTGATATAGAGTTTCTTCCATGACACCAAGCGACATCATATTATTGAAATGATCAAGAAATGGTTTTCGTCCATGTTTGTGATACAATCCTATAAACACATGGCCGCCTGGTTTAACCATCTCATTACAAATTCTCTTTACACCACCAACGCAATCGTTAGTATGATGGAGTACACCAAGAGAAACCACAAGATCAACTAGTGCTGATGGTTTCCATTCGAATAGGTCAGCACACTCAAAATCAACCTCAGTGTCCATATATTCACTAATGTCCTGAGCCCGATCTATTACCACTGGATTAAAATCTATAGCTTGTACTGTACTGTTATCATGAAATGCAAGACTATTACTTAACCATCCTACGCCGCAACCAATCTCTATAGCAGTATCCTTGACTATCGGTTTTAGTTGTGGATAATGCTCAGATATGGATTTATCCACAATAGTCATTACATGATCACTAACGGAGTCTCTCATATTAAATGGTAGTTCCTTATAGAAATCTAATACTTTATCGTTAGCCTGGGTAGACATCATCACCATACTTTTTCTTCTTTCGAAACCTCCAGAAGAATAATTTAACTCTCAATAGAATTTTCTTCAAAATTTACTTTTCCTCCTTGTAGTTGATCGTCTAAGATATCAACTAAAATATCGCCAATTAGATTATTAAAATCTTCATTAAAAAACTCTTTAGGGAGTGAATTATTATCTACTATATCATAATGAAACGATAAAGGCAAGTCACTTTTTGTTTTCATTTCCTCTGGATCAGGTACAGAAACTTTGCCATATTTGTATATAACTCCTTGAAACCTACCAGCATCATGTGTAAGTCCAATACATTGTGTCTCATCGTTATTATTAGTTACAAATTTATAACTATCTTTAATGTTATTTTCCATATAATAAATTCTCCTTATAAGTATCGTAAATATATTGTTTATTGTCTTTAATCATAGCATCAAAAGAATCTGCATCGTCTTGACTGCTGAATGGTTTATGTATGTCTTTCCACTCTAGAGTTGGATTAGTGACTTTTAAGTTCATACAAGCCATACTATTTTGTGCAGATTTTGACCATGTAAAATATGGCCGGTGATCTACAAATCTTTTTAGAACATCTTCTGCATATAGGTTGGCCTCTTTATTAGTCCAATGTTCATTTACCCAACCGCCATCAGGTGTTTCTTTGTATCCATACTTCTCTTTGTTTAAATCAAATTCACTAAAAAATGTCTTAGAGGTATGGCCTGATTTAATAATATAGTCTGGTGTTAATGCAAGTCTATTGCATGATATGGTATCAAGGGCAGTTTCTCCCTCGATCAATAACTTAGTCCATTCATCAGCGGTTTCTCTTGTCTCATGTGGTAGTCCTATTATAAAACTGCCATGTAGAGTCGAGTCTACACCCCATGCATCCTTTGCACGTTGTAATGTATCAAGTATCTTACCTCTTCCTAATCCTTTACCTATTGCCTTTGCAGATGGATCGTATAGACTTTCTATACCAAAGAAACATGCTTTGAGTCCCATTTGAGCTAGTAGTTCTATCTG